CAGTTCGTCCGCTAGATGAAACATCGTATGTACTTGCTTCAGAGTACAGCGTCCCCTGTGCGTTGTTGTACCAACTGCTGAAGTTCGTCCCTGTAATTGTTGGCGCGTCAGTCGAACGAGTGACTTGACTTGCTACTGTGGGGATGTAGCTGGTGGCAAAGGCTCCAGCTTCCAGTTGAGCGCCCCAGATGAAGATGCCTGAATAACCATCGCCTGTGTAGGTGCCAGAACCACCCACAGCAGGTCTAATTGTAAAAACCGAACTTGCCGTAGCTGTTGCTGTTCTTGTTGCAGACACCCGATACCAGCCATTGCCAACAGCGGTAATTGCAGCAGTTCCGCTTGCGTTGGTTAATACGGTTCCGCTATTTAAATCAAAGAAATCTGTTGTTGAAGTCCCAAAGCCACCTGCTGCAAAACTCAAACCAACTTGCGTTCTTTCACCTTTTTTGGCGTAAAGCGTATTTGTGTAAGCTGTACCAGAAACAACCGACACAGCAACGGATAATTGATGAGCAAGTGCGGATGTATCCTCAACTAACTTGTCACCAGTCAATGCTCCATCAGGCGCAACAATGGTGTTTGCCGTGATGGTTGCGTTTGTCTTCGTCCAAGCCGCATTATCAAACTGCTCAGAGTACGTCAGCAAGTTTGTCCGACTCTCCTCAATCAACAGCCCCAAGCTCTCAAACGTAGTGGGGTTGTGGTCGAACCGAGCCACGCCTGATGCGGCTGTTTCCAGCACAGGAATGTAGTTGATGGTGGGCTGAGTAGTCGTTGGAGTGTATGCAGAAACGACACTGCGCTTTTCTACTTGTGCGCCCCAAACAATGACGCTTGATGTGCCATCGCCAACATAATCTGCACCAAAGCCTCGGTTTGCCGTTGTTGGAGTTGATGTGCTGTTAAGGCCAATCCGAACAAGTCCTGTGCCAACTGAATCAGTCGTAACTGTCAACGTGCAACGGTAAAAGCCTTGTGCAACAGCCGTAATAGTGGCAGACGCAGATGTCCAAGTTCCATTGTTTTGCGTTTGCGTATTTGTACCTGCGGATAAATCAAAAGTCGCCGAGCCGTTGTTGGTAGTAATGTCTGTGCTAAGTCCAATGGTTAAATACCGAGTGCCTGTGCCCAACTTTGCAAAAACACTTAAGGTCATTGTGCCGACAGCGTTACTGAGGTTTGCCAATCCGCCTTGGCTAACAATATGGAAACTGTTAGAAGTGTCTTCTGTAACGGTATCAGCAGTTAAAGTGGAATCAGGAGCTGTTGATGTGTTTGATGTGACGGAAGTGCCATTAACAGTCCAAGTCGTGGCAAAGTCTTGTGATTGCAATAGTACGTTTTGCTCGGCAACAGCAGTCTGCGTACCGTAATAAGTGGCTGTGCTTGCGCGAGTGAACGTGATGCGGGGGTCAAGTTCTTTAGTGTTGGCAAAATCAAGCAGCAGCGTTGGCTTGAGCGCAGGGAAGTTATTTTGAATGCTCATGTTGCGTCCTTATGCAAGTGTAAGTGTTGCCGAGCGTACAGTGCCATCAGAGCCTTTAACTTTGATTACTAAACTGGTGTCAGAGGTGAGTTGAAACACCATGTCACCAATTCCATTTGGCGTAACTGATGCTTGCGGCTGAATGACCACGGCTTCGCTGTTCATATAGGCCATGTCACCAAGGTACTGGTTCAGCGGAATCTCGTTGGCTGCTGTGCCAATGTCGGCTTGGCTTACCAAGTTGTAATATTGACCGCCTATGTTTTCCTTAAACCCGTTGTTGCGGAAAGAGCCCGTGGTGTTGCCGTAGACATTCAAATCCTGCTGTACATCCAAAGCCGCAGCAGAAGTTTGACCTGTCAGTTGAATGTCAATACCTGAAACAGTGTACTGGTACACAGTGTTGCTAGAGTTTCCAGCTATGTACATCTTCGTACCATCTGGCTTAATATAAAGCCCGAGAACGGCGGTATCTTGGGTGATGGTGCTGGTCACGCCTACAAACACTGCGGTGCTAATATCCCATGGCGCTGTTAGGTTGTAGGCGTTAACGTCATTGCCAGAATCTCCAAGAACAAACATCCGCGTTCCATCGCCTGTAAAAGCTAACCCGGATGGAGCCGAGTCTTGCCCTCCTACGGAAAAAGATTGCAAGAAAGTTGCTGTTGATACATTCCAAGCCGTTGACAGCGTGTACTGGTAAACAGAATCTGGGACAGTAGCCCCCCCGATCATGTACATTGACAGTCCGTTGGGTTTAAAGAAAATACCGCTTGGCGCAGCATCTTGCGTTGCAACAGAAAAAGAAATGTTGTCGTACGACGCGGATGCAATAGACCACGGTGCGCTAAGTGTGTACTGGTAAACGGTATTGTTTAAGTCACCGACTATGTACATCTTTGTGCCATCAGCCCTGAAGAAAAGCCCAGCAGGATTACCATCTTGGCTGCTAACGCTGAAGGTAACGGCGAAAACAGCAGACGACACAACCCACGCTGTAGACAGGATATATTCATTTACCTCGTTGCCAGAATCTCCAAGAACAAACATCTTTAACCCATCGGGGCTAAAAAACAAATCAGTTGGTGTTGCATCTTCCGCAGCGACAGAAAACGACACGTTATCGTAGGTCGCGCTTAGGACGTTGACGTTGCTCAAGATGGTGCTGCCAGCAACGTGCACTGTCGCCGCAGCCGCCGAAGTGCCAAATCCAACTTTGCCGCCAAACACAGGGGCCGTACCAAACACCAGCGAGCCCGAGCCTGTTTCGTCCGTCACAGCCGTAGCGAGTTGCGCGGATGTAGCCACCAGCGTGTTGCTAGTCAGGTTAATGGTTTTGTTTGTGAGCGTAGCTGAGGTAGCGGCCTCCAGTTTATCTGTGTTCAGATTACTAAAGTTTGTGTCTACCTCAGTGTTAGTCAAGGGCGTGCCTTTGAAACTGCGCAATACGATGGTGCTCATGGTCTACCTTCCTGTTCTAGTTACCGCTGTGCGCCGTATTAAAATTACGACACAGTCACTGTCCAAGTGATGGTCAACGAGTCGTCGGCACCCTTGTTCACCACAGCAAACTCCGTACGGCACAGCATGGTTCCAGCTGTGCTTGCGTTAAAAATACCAGCTTCGGTTATGGCCCCGGTGCCTACGGTAGCCCCAAAAGAAGCTACGTACGTAACCACTGCACCAACTGCCGCGCTAGAAGTAAGCGCTACGCGGGCTGCCTGCGTACCAAGCGCCGTATCGCCTACAACCGGGTCGACTGTACCAGTACCAATAGCCATGTGGCTCATGGCGGTAGGTGTTGCAACCATGCGGCTAGCAATGTAGCCTTTACCGGTCGTTACAACCAAGTTCTTGACGTTCTGCTCTTGCTTGAGTTGGCCGTCAGGACCATACAGTTTGATTTGCAGGGCACCAGTGGCTTTAACTGTTTCTTGAATCATTTCCATTCTCCTATGTGAACGTGCGGTACTCACCGACGTAGTCTGCTTCAAAATATGTCAAGTCACAGTACCCCTGAGAGATAACTGAACCAGACTCCGTAAAACTTACACTGTCGACGAGCACTTTGTCCGCTAGCAAAGCAGTGACATCAGCCGCCGTAGCTGTGTCCGACACCGGTCTGCTAAATTCTAAAGCAACAACTTCCGCAGGCGTTAGTGTATCCGCAAGTGCCTTGCTAAAGCTAGCCCTAGTCGCCGAAGACATGCTAAACGCGTCGGCAAGGGCCTTGGCTACCTCAATCGCCTGAGCGTCGGGGACACCCAATGAATCCGCAAGAACGGTGGCCACATCGAAAAACTGCGCATCGGCGATTGAAGCTATGTTGTTGATGTACTTCTCGTAAGTCCAAGTGCTGCCATCCCCAATGTCAGCGCCATCGTTCATGGCGAAAGCGTCGGCTAAAAGTTTTTCTATTGCTTGGCTTGATGTGTCAGTAGCGGTAACGGTGTTCTGTAATACCTTTTCAGGTGTAAGCGCTACAAGTTCTACGGCTGTTACAGCATCGGTAAATGTCCGCAGAGCGGTCTTGACGATGGTAATGACGTCAACAACCAGAACTGTGTCTTTTGGCCGTTTTGTCATCCGCCAAGTATCATTGTCTGTAGTAGCTACAGAGTCAATCGTTGCTTTAGTAACACCAAATACAGTGGCGTCCGATAAATCGTACGTATCCCTGAACCGTTTGTTTAACCCGCGCTCGTCAAGCGCAGCTATGGCGGCCGCGGCTACGTATGAGACTGTAAAGCCAGCGTTTACAAAACTGGGTGTAGCTGCGGCGGCTACATAACTTGTGCTGGCTAAAGGCGAAACTGCGGCTACGGCAGCCCCTATTTTTACCGCGCTTGCGTCAGCTACAGGCGTAACAACACCAAGGCCAGCACCAAGTTGGACAGTGCTGACGGTAGCCTTTGACATTAAAAGTCCTGACGCAGCTTGAACTTCAGTAAGTCAAATACAGTTTGAACAGTGGTGTCAGCGAAGGTAATCTCGATCTCGCCCTCGTAATCCCCAGCGTCGCCGTCAAGGATTGTCGGCTGGTCAGACCAAAAGAAAACCACTGTGCCGTTCGCGCCGCTGGTCACAGTGCCAGTCAACGTACCGCGCAGAGTCTCCGAGCCTACAGCCCGGAACTTTAAACGTACGGTGGCCCCCGTAATGTTGATCGCCGTGTTCGTCGTGGTGTCGGTCAGAGTTACCGTGAGCGCCGGGGCGGTGTCGCCCTGCACAAGTCGAATCTTCTCAGCCATGGTAGCTCCTTATGCTGCTGGGCGCTGGCGCACCATCATGTGGACGCCGCGAAAATCACGAATCCGAGCGTTGGTGATCGCCCGCTCGTACAAGCCCTTGTGCATCCCAGCCAGCGCAATGTCGGACCACTCTTTACCGGGGATCATGGCCAGTTGCGCGATTGCGCCGCTAACAATGGTGTCAGCAAAGGTCTCGTAAATCCAGTCCTCTACGCCCGTGCCAGCGCGGTTGGGCTTGAGTACGGCGTAAACCTTGAGCGTTGTGCGGTCTTCAGGCGTGGGAAAAATGCGGATGCTGTTGTCGGCCTGAATCCAATACTCGCGGGGCTCGCCAGTCTCGGATAACTTCTCCGCGCCGATCAGTCGCAAATCAGTGCGTGTAAGCGGCGTCTCGCCGTACACCACCGAGATGACGTTTTCCACAAGACCAGTATCTGGGTCAAGGTCGTAGTCAACTTGATTGGGGGCCACGTACACAGCGCCAATCTGTTCGCGCCACAGGTACGAGCGGGCGAAGAAATCAGAGGCCGTAGAGGCCAGATACAGCTTCAAGCTGGGGTCTGGGCATCCGGGCAAGTGCGGGGCCAGCAGAGGGATAAAGTCGGCCCACAGTTTCGCCATTACGCAACTCCCGGCTGCGATGCAGCGTTGGCTTGGGCAGCCGCACCAAGCGCGGCTTGGAAGGCTTGGTAGTGGGCCACAGCGCGTTGAGCGTTGGCAGCGTACTCGGCGTCCTTGCTGTAGGCCCTGTAGAGCACATAGTCCAGCAGTGCGTTGAAGTAACTATCATCAATGCGGATGACTTCTGCGGTGGCTGAGTTAAGTAACTGCGCTTCGGTGAGTGTGTGCGCCAGCGGCACCGATGAGTAAACCACTTCGAGGCGAGCCGCAGTTGTGGCTGGCGGGTACACCAGAAATTCTTTGGGTAGACGTGGGTCAAACATGTAGTGCTGAATGTCTACAGTCTGCGTTTCAGCGTACCAGTTGCGGCGCTGGTCGTCGAGCATACGTCGGTTGACCAGTCGTACAGCGCCTTTGGCAGAAGTAGCCGCCGTGTTGCGGACAACCTCTACGACCCGAAGGGCCGAGGCAAAAGTGGTTGTAACAACCTGCCGCGCTCCTGCTACGCAAGTAAATTCGCCAGTCGCGGTATTGGCGTCTGGCCTGAGATTAACGGTTTCGCGGTAGCTATCGTTGAGCCAGCTTTGCAGCTCCAACACAGGCCACCGTACAGATGTGGTATCTTGGAGCAGCGTTTGCGCCCTAGAGACAAGGTCTACAACTTTTGCGGTGGCCATGGTCTACCTCACAGTTCAGGCTCTACATCAGCCGATTCTACCGCAACGGGCTCAGATGGTACATCTTTTGCCTTGCGCGTGCGTGTAACCTTTACTTCAGATTCAGCCACGACTTGATTAGAGTGCGCGTTGGCCAGTTCTTGGCCTTCCGGGGTGTATTCCCACTCAGTGCCAATCATACGAGCCAAGACGACAATCTTGCCGTCTACGATAGCGCGAATCTTGTTGTTTAGGGTTTCGCCGCCAAGGCGTTCCATAAGGCTGAGTGCGTTCATTGTGTGCTCCAAAATGTAAAAAGGGGCTCCGAAGAGCCCCTTTACTGTATCACCGATTAGGTGGCAGAGCCGACGATTGCGGTGACAAGAGCTTCAGGCTTGACAGTCTTGCGACCATACACAGCCAAACCACGGACGATGTCGCCGAAGTCAGTCTGGTTACGCAGAGGCTCAGTCTTGTTCACGGTCATGGCGAAAGACATTGCAGCCTTTGTACCAGCAACCATCAAACGACGAGCCTTGGCGCTAGCCACAGCACCACCAGTGGCTGGGTCAGTCAGACCAGCAACCAAGGCTTTGCCAGCAGCGCCGCGTGGCAGCAAGTTGGACACGTACACAGTGAAGCGGTCCAGCATACCGATCTTGCCGCTACGGATGGTCGACTGAGCGTCGCCAGTGAAGTAGGCTTGAGCGATGTTAGATTGCATCAACAGGTGGCGGTCGTAGGGGCTGATAACCAACCAGCGGCCATCTTCAGGCACGTTCTGCTCGTCCAACACTGTGGACATACGCAGGATACCCTTCAAGACGTTCTCAGGGGTGGCTTGGTCGATGGGAGTAACGTCTGTGCCCAAGTTGTAGGCAGCAGAGATAGCACCAGCGGTAGCGCCTTCGTTGGCAGCGGCAGGGCCTTCAGTGACCATGTTGTTGAAGAACACTTCGTTTTCGATGGCGATCTTCAACTGTTTGGCGGCGTCTTCAGTGAACATGTTCATCAAGTTCATGTCGGACTGATAGGCCAGCACGTCGTTGACTTGCACACCGAAGTACTTGCCCTTGTTCACTTGCATATCTTGGAAGATAGGAGTGGGGACTTCGTATGACAGGTTCTGGCCAACGGTGTAGTCGGAGATGCTGATCGAAGGAGCCAAACGGATACGGATGGTATCGCCTTGGTTCTTCAACTCGCCTTCGTAATCGGTGTTAGCGATTTCCGACAGCATGGTGTTCTGGTAGAACTTGGCCAGCAATTTGCCAGACCACAGGGTGGGGATGAAAGCACCGGAATACGAAGGATTCGTATTGAACGGAGATTGGACAGGATAAACAGCAGCCATGATGGCCTCCTAAAAATAAAACAGGTTGGGTTTCAACACTGTGTCACTGGTCACGCGGTTACGCGACCTTCCATGAACGCAGCATCAATTTCAGCTTCAAGTTTCTTTGCCTCATCGCTGCGCCCTTTGATACCCAGATCAGTCGCCTTGCGGAACATCTTTTCAATGTCTGCGTTGGTGTAGACCTTACCTTTTTGAGAGGTAGGGGGTGTGCTTGTGGCACTACGATTCGGCTGAATTTGACGCTCAAGCTCTTCGGTTTTGTCGGCAGTGGGCTCCACGGGTTTGTTGCTCTGCTTGAACAACGCCACGTAGTGTGCTACTCCTTCAGCGTCGCCTCGGTTGAACGCTTGCTGTGCAACAGAAGATCGTGGGGCTCTGAGCAACGGATCAACTTCGTTGAGCCAAGCGATCCACTTGGGATCAGCGTTGACTGCTTCAAAGTCCGGCACCATGCGGTACAGACGTTGCTCAAAACTGGCTTCAGACACTTGAGTACCGGTGCTGGTCAACTGCTCGCGCAGCTTCTCATTCTCGGCACGCATGGCGTCTAGTTCGCCACGAAACTCTGCTGCCACTTCGCGGGCAACTTTGCGCTGGACTTCGATCAAGTCCGAACCAAATGCTTCAACATCAGCATCAGTCACTAACTTCTCAGCAGTTTTGGGCTTGGCAGGCTCAACCGGCTTGGTCTCGGAGGCTTTGCGGAGGTTATCCACTTGGGCCTTGAGGTCTCGCAGGTCAGCGTGCAAGCGAGGCACTTCGGCGTCGTACATGCCCTTGAGGGTTTTGTACTTCTGCTGCCATGTCTCTTCCGCTACGACTGGTTCAGTCGGTGTCGGCGTTGGCTCGACAGGCTTTGGCTCCGTAGGCGCGGGCTGTGGGTCTTGGGGAGGCTCTGCTGGCGTCGGTTCGGGTTCTGCGGGTGCAGGGTTCTGGCCTTCGGCTAGCTGCTTTTCCAGTGCTTCCAGTTCACGTAACTGAGCTTCTACTTGTCTTGGCAATGCCATTCAATTCTCCTTGGGCTCCAACTCTGCTTCAGGCTCCTACTGCGGTCTGCCGTTCACATAATGGTTTGCTCGGATTTACAAAAAACGGATCATTTGATCCGGTCGAAGACCTCTGACGATTTTTCAACCGCTTCGAGGAAATCTGATAAGACCTGAGCCTGACCTTGGAGGCGGTACAGACGGTGCGGTTCTTCTGCTTGCATCAACGAAACCTTGGTCTCATCTAGCTTGGCTCGGAACAGCGCCAGTAGCGCTTCGTTTTCTTGCAGCTTGCAGCGTATTAACGCTTGCATGTGCTGCCGGTCAGGCTTCGGTCCACAAAAAATCTTCATAGAGCACATTGTACGACATACATACTTGTGTTTGTCAACACATTTTATTTGCACATGAAGTTATTTGTAGTTATAATAGAGAAAAGGAGCTTATATGAACCAAATACGTAACGACCTTACGGGTCAAGTCTTCGGCAAACTAACCGTTTTGTCATTTGCCTGCAAAGACAAAAACAAAAACTCGAAGTGGAATTGTTTGTGCGACTGTGGCGAATCAAAGGTTGTGTGGGCGTCCGCTCTGACTAGAGGTCTAACACAGTCGTGCGGGTGCCACCGCAGGGAATCCAGTCGTGAGCGCAGGACCACGCACGGAAAAAGCGGCGGAAAAGACAGCACCTATAACACGTGGGCGGGGATGATAAAGCGCTGTAGCAACCCAAATGCGCATAACTACGACAGGTACGGCGGACGTGGCATTAAAGTGTGCGAGCGCTGGCAAGAGTTTGCGGCGTTTCTGCAGGACATGGGGTCAAAACCAAAAGGCCACTCGGTAGAGCGTCTGGACGTAGACAAGGGCTACCAACCGGACAACTGCACATGGATACCAAAGGCAGACCAGTCACGCAACAAGTCTACCAGTCGAAAAATAACTGCGAACGGGCAGACTATGCTGCTTGTAGACTGGGCCGCACAAACCGGTATACACGAAGCAACAATTAGCTCACGCATAGATAAACTGGGGTGGACTTCTGAAAAAGCTGTCACAACCCCAGTCAAGCCCGCTAAACCCCGTTTGGCCGACTAACCATCATATTTCCTTCACGCCCCCCAACTTGGCTGCCGTCGGGCAGCATATTCTTTGGAGCTGGCCCCTGCGTCATGCCCGGCGCACCGCCTTGGAGCTCGCCAGCGATCATGGCCAGCTGCTCTTGAAGCTGTGCGTTTTGCTGCTGCAAATTCTGCATGGCTGTGAGCGTTGGGCGGTCTGGCACGATGCGGTTCACGTTGCCGCTGAGGTTTCTGGCCTGCTCGCGCAAGAGTTCCGCTGCACCGTCCATACCCACGATCTGCTGGGCCACTGGGCTGTTGAGAACGATTTGCAGGAACTCGTTGCGGCGTACGGCTTCGGCTTCCTTGACCACCAAGCTGGTAGCGCCCTTGGCCACAGCCTTGACGTCACCGATCAGGTCTGGGTCTTTGCTGTAGCGCAAGTTGTCTTGGTACAGGCGCTCGATGGAGGGTACGATCACGTTGCGGTCGATGTTGCTGATGACCTGCTTAATGCCTTTACCGGCGTTGGAAATCAGCATCGACAGGCCAGACGACGTACGGCCAGCGCCACCCGAGGGGTCACCAGTCATGTAACGCGGGATCATGGTGTCCTCGTCAGCGCGGGCTGAGAACTTCTCAAAAACGGCCATGAGTTCCTGAGCGTTGCTGTTAGGCTGGAAGAACTGCAGCGGCTGCGAGCCGTCGTTGAACTCTGAGCTCTGGAACTGCCAGATTTTCCATGGGTACATCTCTGTGATGTCCTCGCCCGGGGGCAGGCGCGACACGTTCACACCCACCTGCGGGCCAGAGCTGATGCCCATGTTGTTGGCCAAGCTGCGAGCAGCGGCGTTCACCATGTTCTGGGAGTCGCGGCACAGGTCAGTCACACCCTTACCGGCCACTGCGCCGGGGACTTTTTCGTAGGATGTCACGTAGTACGGCTTACGCCCCAGCGGGTCGTAGTTCAACACAGCACGGATCACCGTAGAGCCTACCAGCCACACCTCGCATGGGTAGTTCAGGTCTGGGTCAGGAATCTCTTTTTTCGACAGGCCCCAAGTGAGCAGGTCGCTACCCTTGACGCTATCCCACATCTGTAGGGCGTCGATCAGGTCTGTCGTGAAGATGGTTTGAGTAGTATCTTTGCCCTCAGCCGTGGCTTGGGCGCTATCAGTCCACAGCCACTCGTTCAGGTTGCCCATGTCAAAGCTGTTGAGCACGGAGCGAATAGCATCGTCGTTGTAGCCGGGCACACCCATCAGAGCTTGCAGGTCTTCGCGGGTCATGCGATGGCGCTCGACAATAAAGCCGTCCTGAATGTCGGAGGCCCACGGTGCCCAGTAGAGCATGAACGGGTCAACCCGCTCCCACTCGTTGCGAATCTCTTCAGACGGCACCAACTGGCCGTTTTGCCACGCCATGGTTTTGCGCTTGCGCTTTACTGGCCCCTTGAGCACAGCGTACGGGAACGTCACCACGTCATCCAAGAACGCGTTCAGGGCATCGGTCCAGCCACCCTCGATGAGCTGGTCTTCCATCTTCAGTTCCATGCGGTCGACACGCTGGTTGGCTTCTTCCCGCAGTTTGCGCATCATCGCGTCTTTCATCTGGCCTGCGGCCTCGCGCAACTGAACTGGGTCTGGTATCGCGCCACCCTGCTCCATGATGGTCTGCAACTGCTGCTGCATACTGGCCATAAGTTCCTGAATCATCTCAGGAGGTAGTGTGGGCTCAGGCGTGGCCTCAAGGCTCCACGGCTTGTCAGTGCCCGTACCCAGCAAGGTATCCCGCAGCCAGCTCGTGGCGGCGCGGCACTTCACACTGGTCAGTTGGATGTAAATCTCTGAGCCGCCTTGGCGCTTAATGTCAGCCAGTTTGTCTGGGTCGTACTCGCCGTTGCGCTGGCGCAAACACTGCAACATGCGCTCTTCAATGGTCCGTTTGGCTTCGCGGGAGGACTCCCAACGCTTGCGTGCGTGAGCGGCCAAGCCCTGAATAACAGGCGTTGCCTGCATGTCCGAGTTGCGTTTCTGAGACTCGCGCTCAAGGTCTGAACTGCGAGCTACCGGAATGAGAGCGATGCCTGTGGCCATGGTTAAATCCTTGAGATGCCGGGGGCTGGGGCTGCGGCACCTTCGATATAGATGCCTTCAAACGCAGCAGTAACGTAAAAGTTTGAGCCCGACAAGGCTATGGCTCTAGCCTCGATGTCTGTTTTCTCGGGCACCGCAAGTGGAATTTCAAAGTCGTACCCAAACACGTTGCTATTCATGGTGACGTCAGCAGCGTTACGAAACACCCCACCAATGTTCCTAATCATGAACTTGCCCAGCACATACTGCGCTGCGTTGTTCGATGCTGCGGAAAATGTTCCTCGGTAGATGTACAGCGTGTGGTTAGCTGGGACAGTCCACATCGCCATGTTGGTCTGGTTATCGCTTATGTCTATTTTTGCGTAGACAGTGGCTGGAATTCCCGAAGTAACGGTGCCGACGCCGATATACAGGTCTCCGATTGCCGTGTTTGCTGAACCAGCTGTAACAACATAAGCACGAAACACGCGCAAAAACAAATTTGTCGTGTTGACCGCAGTCTGGCCGTTGAGGGTAACAATTTCGTTGATCTCGTTGTAGTTTGCGTCAAGCCCAGCCA